CGCTGGGCTTTGACTAATGCTGATGCAATGTTTTTCATAAATCACCTCCAAAATCTATCCCGCATTTTTCGCAGGAAAAGTAATACAAAATGTGAATGTCATCGACTGTATGCCGAGCCATGTCGCCGCAATCTTCCCCGCATTCGGGGCATTCGTAGTCCTCACGATCTGTCCCACGTTCTGTCAAGTTGTTCTTTAAGCCATTTGATTCGTTCATTTTGTATCTCCAGTTGTCCACATAAATGCCACACATAAATCTCAAGAAAGCCGGTTGGGTCTAATTTGGATTTGCATTCCTCAATAATCTCCTTGGGGTTGTTGCTGGTAATCATGCTGCCCACCCATACACAAGTACCCAAGCCAGCGATACGCCGATAAACACGGCAAGCGTGATGTCTTTTGCTTTATTCATTTGGTGTTCTCCGCGCAATAAACTGCTTTGTGAATTTCGTGGTGGATGTCGCCTAGATCGGTGTTCATCCAGGTATGCACAGGCCGAAAAAATGCGTAGAGTGAGTGTTCCATGATGTTGATGATTTCTGCCATCATTGCGGGAGTGATTAAGCCTTGGTGTAGGGCTTCCTCGTACTCTGCTTGAAGTAGTGCTATGTCTTTCATGCTGTGTACTCTAGTGCGCTTAGTTTGCTGATGCGGGTGTTGATGTCCATCACGGTCTTGTTGAAGTCGGACATTGCCCTTGCTTTTTGTGCCTCCAGCGCGGCGATCTGCTGGGCAGTTGGGTCGTAATTGTCTGGCACTTCTATTTCAATCTGTTGCTCACAGACAAAGGTGCGGGTTTCATCGTCACTTGCTTTGAACGAATACACTTGGTAAGTGCCTTCGTTGTCCCAGTCGTACTTTACGTAGTAGACGTAAATGGTGGTTTTGATTTTCATGATGTTTCCTTTAAAGACCCTTGCGGGATTGATGGGGCCGAAGCCCCCGTTAAATTTATTTGTTTTTAAATGGGGAATTAGATTTGAAATCGTAACCAAGTGATTTCAATTCTTGAGTTGTATCAGCAAGGCTCATGCTGTTTACTTGTTGTGAGGTGTAACCCATATCAAGCAATGCTTTGCGTTGTGCTATTGCTAGGGTTACCATCCAGTTTGCATTCATCATTTTGCTTACTCCTAAAAAGACCCCGAGAAGTTCAGGGCATGGGTGAACTATATCACAATTGTGATGTCTTGCAAGCCTTTTTTAACTTTTTTTATAGGTACTTTCCCTAATAAATTGACTTCACAAATGTGATATAGTGCGGTATGGACATTTTGGACACAGCAATCAAAGCGGCTGGCGGGGTAGGCAGATTGGCCTATCTCCTGGACGTAAAGCAGAACACGATCAGCAACTGGCGGCAGCGCGGTGTGCCTAAGAGTTGGCAACAGGTGCTGGTGTACAAGTTTAAGAAACAGATTGCGGAAGCGCAAAAATTGATGTAAGATTTCAGCGTCCCTTGGCGGGGATCGTTTCAGCAAGACTTAGACGGGATACTGCTAGTGCTGACTAGTCCGCCAACACCGGAAACGGTGAGTGTCCCGCCTAAGTCTTTTTTTTGGACTTTTTATGCACTACTACCAATTTCATATTGGTGACTACAAGAGCCACACGCACCATTTAAATGCGATTGAGGACATAGCCTACCGGCGGCTTTTGGATCATTACTATTTACATGAAACTCCAATTCGGCAACGCGACATTGCTAGGCAGATTGGTTTGCGGGAATACGAACAAGAGGTTCTTAGCGTTTTGGACGAATTTTTTGTAAGCACAGAAAATGGTTTTGTTAGCCCTCGGGCAGACGCTGAAATAGCCAAGTACAGAGAGATGGTGGACGCTGGAAAGCGTGGTGCCGCAAAGCGCTGGCAATCCCCTTCCGATAGCCCCCCCATTCCCCTCCCTACTGCTACCCCAATAGCAACCATTAACCAAGAACCAATAACCAATAACCATAAACCAAAGAAGAATACAGTCGCCCCACCTAGCGGTGTGACTGACATTGTTTGGCAGGATTGGATAACTTTACGCAAGGCAAAGAAAGCCGCCGTTACTCAAACCGCTTTGAATGGCATCATTAAGGAATCCAAAAAAGCAAAAATAAGCCTTCAAACCGCTTTGGAAATTTGTTGTACAAGGGGTTGGACAGGATTTAAAGCCGAATGGTTAGAAGCAAAAGGAGAAAAATCTTTTGCCGAAAAAGCATACGACTTTAAGCGAGAACGCTGGGAGGCCATGACAGGTAGAACATCAGAGGCCGAATATTCGCCATTTTTGGAGATTGAAGATGACACAACCCATTGATCGACTCTTTGAACGATTGAGCATGACTTACGGGAACGCATGGGACAACTCGCTGGGAAGCGCGCCACTAAACGAAATTAAGTCATTTTGGATGCACGAACTGGCTGGGTTTTTGAAATCCAAAGAGGCGATGATGTCAATATCTTATGCCTTGGATCACCTGCCCGAGCGCCCGCCAAACCTTGTCCAGTTCAAAAATCTGTGTATGCAGGCTCCAATCGTCAAACCATTGGCTTTACCCGAGCCACCGGCAAACCCCGAGCGTGTAAAGCAGGAGTTGGCAAAACTTGCGCCTTTGCGGATGGGGCCAGGGGTTGATCCAAAGGCTTGGGCGCACAGAATCCTTGCGGAATACGCTGCTGGTCGTAAGAAACCTGTTGCCGTAGTGCAGATGGCCCGAGATGCCTTGGCAGCAGGATGAGGCCCGAGACAAGATGTTTGCCCATTACCTTGCTTTCTGCCGTATACCTGGCGCAAAAGCCTACGCATGGCAGCGGGTCAAGGAATTGGACAAAGAGGATTTGTACAAGGGAATCAAAGATTACATTTTGGAGAATATGAATGCGCAGAGCAGCACGGGTGGATAGCAATCAGGCTCAGATAGTAAGCGCATTGCGGGCGGCAGGGGCAAATGTGTGGATTCTTGGCCTGCCGGTGGACTTACTTGTCGGCTACAAGGGATACACAATCCTGATGGAAGTTAAAGATGGCCCTAAAAAGCGTTTAACGGCCTTGCAAGACACTTTTTTTGAGAATTGGACTGGTGGCCCATTGTCAAGAGTTGACGGGCCGGAAGCGGCGTTAAACGTCTTAAAGGTGATTGATGCGCAGCCTTGAACAAAACCGCATGATGTGGGCAAACCTAGAGGACATTGCCAACCAGGTGGTGTGGTATGGTCAGAAACTCCACAAAGAGGAATGGAAGGACGTATTGACCGCCGCCCTTAAAAGACAGAAGGTTGTGCCTGGGATTGACGGGGGATTCGTCATCATCGGGGCGCGCACTAGCAAAATGACCGTGGCTGAGATGAACGAACTAATTGAGTTATCCACAGCATTTGGTACAGAACAAGGGGTGAAATTCCGTGCTTTTTCCGAAGCGTAAATACGTCAGATCAAAGGCTTTGCTGGAAGCCTGCCGCACAATTGCCTGCCAACATTGCGGAATTGACGATGGAACGGTCTGCGCCGCGCACATAAACTGGGGCGGCGGGAAAGGGAAAGCGGTCAAGGCAGACGATAATCTGGTCGCCAGCCTTTGTTTTGCTTGTCACTCAGCGCTTGACCAGGGCGCGGACATGAGTAAGGAAGAACGGCAAGAGATGTGGCTAAAAGCCCACCAGCGTACCGTCCTAATCTTGCTGACCACCCGAAAGTGGCCTGAAAAAGTGCCTATTTCCGCATTGACGGAAGCGGGGCATTCTTTTGCGATTTAGGATGGGCATGGGCCATATCGGTGCGCTCATGCTTGTGCAGTTCCTTTGCCAAAGCCATGATTTTTTGGTTTTCGGTTTTGTGTTCGCGCACCATTTCGTAAACCTTGGGGGTTTCGTGGACTGCTTTTTCGCGTTTTAGGGTAAAGTTGGTAGCCATGAGAAAAATCTCCTATAATGACTCCGACATTGTAATGTCACCCGTTAACCTTGCAAGGAAATATCATGGGAAAAATGGACAAAGAGATGTATAAGTCTGGTGCTTCTGGCGAAAAAGTGCCTAAGGGCGCATTGTCAAGCGATACAACCGGCGAGCGCCGTGCCAAGATTGTTGGCGGTGTTGGCATGGGTAAGGAAGATGCTCACATGAGCAAAGACCTTAAAGGCGGCTCTAAAGAAGCTGTCTGCTATACGCACGACCGTTCGCATTACCGCTAAAAAGACGGGGGACGACTGGAGGGAACTAAACCCCAGCCGCCCCCCTAACCAAACCAAGGAGAGTTGGCGTGGCTGATAGTAATTGTAATTCATGTATTTTTTTCGTTGACCACCACATCATGGGTCAATGTAGGCGCTTTCCCACGTTCCAACACCGGCACAAGACGGAATGGTGCGGTGAATACAAAGCGCCAGTGGTTATGACCATGACGGTAACCGAGAACACTTTGACGGTCACGGAAACGCCAATTGAGCAAAAAAGGCGCGGCAGACCGCCCCGAGTGCTTGTTCCCCTGACCGTAGAAGGGGAAGCGACATGAATTTAGTTCCACTTCAAGACCGTGTGGTAGTAAAACCACAGGTACGCAACCTTTCTGATATCATTATTGTGAACAACAAAGAGCCTTTTAACGAAGGAACAATTGTTGCGGTCGGCCCTGACGTTTACGAAGTACAGGTCGGGGATTTCATTAAATACGGCAACGGCGACTATCTGAAATGGCCTACCCACAAGATTGACGGGCAGGACTACCAGGTAATCCAAGAAGCCGACATCTGTGCGGTGGTGGAAGAATGAAAAAGCACGACAAGCCTATTGCCCACAAGACCACGGGTAAGGACAAAACCTACAACCCTACCGACAAGGGCGCAGGAATGACCGCTAAAGGCCGTGCTGAGTACAACGCCAAGAACGGAAGTAACCTAAAGCCGCCAGCCCCAAATCCTAAGACCAAGAAGGACGAAGGCCGCAAAGCAAGTTTCTGCGCTCGGATGGAAGGGGTGGTAAAACACTCCAAAGGCCCAGCCGAACGCGCCAAAGCCTCCCTCAAAAACTGGAATTGTTAATATGCCACTCAAGAAATCAGCCTCTCCCAAAGCGTTCAAAGAAAACATTAAGGCCGAAGTTAAAGCCGGTAAACCCGTGAAACAGGCCGTGGCAATTGCCTACGCTGAAAAGCGGGAAGCACAAAAGGCCAAGAAAAAGTGAAAATCACCCAAAAAAAGGTCACAGAACTAATCCCTTATGTAAACAACAGCCGCACCCACTCTGACGAACAGGTGGCACAGATCGCGGCAAGCAT